GCGGCTTCCTTCTGTGGCTGGTTGGTTTTGGTCTGGCTGTGCTTTGCTACTGGCGGCATGCTGGCGCGCTTAACGCTTTCTGCCTGATAACGTTCTATCTGTTCGCTGGTCATGGTGCGCACTCCCCAATAACGATCTGCCCCTTCTCACCCCAAAGTTTTGTCACCCGGCCATCCCAGACGCGGCTGTCGTCGTCGAAAATGGCATCGAGGAGCGCCTTTTCCAGATTGTCTTTATCCGGTTTCTGCTGATGAGCTTGGCCGTTAAGTTGCGCGCGCTTCTTCTGGCTCCAACTTTTTGGCATGGGAATGATGAAGGTGATGTGATAACCGGACTCAGGAAGGCTGATTCCAAGTAGGCGAACTTCTGCTTTGAAAGCCCAATATGCCGCTGTTGCAGGCCTCTTATGCCAGCGATCTCGCTGTGTCATGCGGGGCTTACTGACTGGCGTGATATCGTAAATATTCATGCCTTCACGAGCCCCTCTTTGAGCCAGATAACCTGTGTGCGGGCCATGCCTTCCAGCGCGCACTCCTTTGCATATTCGGCATCGACCAGACGGGTTCGGCGATCAATCTCGTCGTGGCAACTGCTGCATGCGATGGTGGCGATCAGGTCAGGCGGCTTGATTCCGGTTCCGCACAGGCCCGCCAGGCGTATATGTGCCAGCACTGAGGTTTCTGGGTTGCCATTGCATACCCCGGGGATCCGCACCTGACATTCTCGGCCGCGTGCCGCTTTGCATAAATTAGCCATGCGCTCTCCTTGCCGCGAGGCGCAGCCATTTCTGATCCACCAGGCGGGCGGTGTAGTCCTTCAGGGTCGGGATATCGGACGGCTTAATCGCGGGCTTACGCTTGCGGCGCGCCGGAACGTTGAAGATATGATTTGTGATGACGCGTGCGAGAGGGTTATTCATGCAAGCCTCCCGAAATAATCGCCACGGTAACGGACATCGCGAAGCTGTATGTTCTGGCTGACGGCGAAAGCTTGGGTGTACTCAATCAGACTATTCATCCGTTTGATCCCCATCGATGAGGTGCTTTCGCGAATTGCCACCAATTCGCCCTCAATCCCGGCAATAACCTTCCCCTGCCCGCCAGTGGCAATGGAGTGACCGGAAACCAGAATTGATTTCCATGACGGAAGTGACCACGCAGAGCCAGCCCACTGAATGCGATGCTTTGCCAGGTCGCCGCAAAGCGCGTGGAACAGTGAATTCTGAGGAAGGGTGCGCTTAGGGTCGGCAAAACTCACCACGATCGGGAAATCTGCGTTTACAGGCTGTTTGTTGATGTAGTCAATGAGGTTGCGGCGAACCTGCTCGTCGCGGAGGTAAAATTTGATACTCATGCGCCACCTCCGAGAGGTAACGCAGAATGTGGAAAATCGCAGGTGCATTTCTGCATCTGTGACAAGGTGAGAAGTTCAGATTGTGGTCGCATTTAAGTCCCCTTAAATGCGCAGAAGTCACCAATGGGTGTTAAGGCCATCGGCAAAGAAAGTATGGACGGTTGATTCAACAAAATCAACTGAAGAGAAAGGCCTCCGAAGAGGCCATGGCTCTCGATATGGGGATTCCCATATCGCTTGTATGGTAGCTATGGTTTGAATCTATGCTTAGTTAACCTCGCCCCCAGTTCCCACTCTTCCCTGGCCACAGTCTTGCCCTTCCTGATTTGGCTTTCTACCTCCTGCTGCGGTGCTGCTGGCAGTGGCATCCAGTGGGTGAACATATCGGCGTAGTAGGATTGGTCTTCAAAATCTGTCCAGCGATTTGCCACATCATCCCAGCACAAGACCTGCTGATTATCCCATTTAGCGAACACGATTACCCACTCTTGTGAGCCTGGCATCCGCTCGCTTACTGGAATCCAACCATCCGGAATCACCGGAGAGTCGCCGTCTTGCGCCGGAGCGATGTAGTTTTGCTCCGGACAGCAATCGGATTGCGCTGGAGAGTTACCATTCTGAAGCATGGCTTCTTGAAAGCGTCCAAGCTCCACGTACTCCTGACATGACCACCCGCCATCAATAAAATCGCGAGCTTCAACAGCGTCGAAAGTGAACGATGTTTCACCGCCAGTTGGTGAGGTTAAGCCGTACAGGTCTGCTACCGGCTTGAACTGATTGACTGGCATGGTACCTTCATTGGTGAGGGTACCATCGGCACCCTGAAGCATGGCGGCGCGGCGACCAGCTTTCCACGCAGATTCGGCCATAAAACCAAGCATCTGTTTAGCTGCCGTGGTGTATTGGTTTTGCTGATAATGCTCATGCCATTCTCTACCGAACCATGAATAAAAATTATCATCAGCATCAACTACCGGCGCTGGCGGGGCGGTGACATTAGCGAATGCAGCACGCAACCCAGCCTTAATTTCTTCAACTTCGTCAGAGCCTAATGATGAATCTGATATCGCATGATGGAATGCATAAGCCATATCGTCGTTGACTGACACCGGCTCCGCTTCGAGCGATGCTAGCGCCAGCTTCATCGCAGCGAGCGACATCGCGGCATCTTCGTTTACAACGCCGGGCACAGCATCGCGCTCTTCTTCAAGCTCAGCGATTGTCTGCTGGAGCCATTTTTTGGTAAGGGTGCTCATTATGCTTCTCCTTTAGCGGCTGCGGCGACGTTGACTCCAGCATCGTGCAGTGCCTCAAGCACCTGATGCTGCTTGTAAACCATTTCCGTGTGATACGGCTCATCGAAATCGACGCGATGCAACATGTTATAGCGCTGTGGAAGTACAACTTCCCGCGCCCCCAGCTCAGCCATCCGCTTCTCAGCGGCTTCCAGCTCATCCAGCAGCGCCAGCACGGTGGCGGGATTGGCCGCGGCAACAAAATCCCTGACTGGTTTGTGTTCAATTTCCGCTATTGGTTGATACGATGTGAAGCCATGCTGCTTTTCATAACTACCATTGCGAATGACGTAGAAGTCGCCATTTATTTTCTTGGCTTGCCACTTATCGCTACCAGCCTTCTCAGCAGCTTCACGTAATGCGCGTTTGTCGATGTTGCTCATTGGAACCTCACATGATTCTTCCAGCGATTCTGTGCTGCGCTGTTTTTGAATTGATGCCCTTCACGGCTAACACCACCTAGCGTGAAGAGAACCATGCGGCGATTGCTTACGTTCAGCCACTGGCGCGGATAGCAGTTTTTCAAAGCCCGAAGAACGATAATTTTTGCTTTACGATTTTTCATGACTGCACTCCTTTGCGAAGCTGGGCAGCGAAGTCACCGCAAATAGTTGCCGCTGCATCAAGGCCGACCTGTTCGTCCTGATAGCAATTAACAATTGCATTGCTAATTTTCAGGCAAACTTCATCTACTGCGGCGGCCCGCACTTCAGCCAGGAAAGCGTCGGTGGCTGGGGTTTCGATTTCTGGCTTGGCATATACCGGCCAGCAATCAGTTCCATCGGAGTTTTTGTGTCCTGCCTCGTCATGAACATCAAGATATTCACCGCATGGGAGCGGGTCTTCCCAGGTTGGTGGAATAGCGTGCCAGGATAGATATGCTTGAGGCTTATCAAACGCACCCTTCAGCCCCGCATTCTCCGCAGCCAACGCCAACTTCGCTTCTCGCTCTGTCTTAAGTTGCATCTCCAGATTATCAATTGTGATATCAGTCTGGCGGCCGTAGCGCTCTGACTCGATGAGCTTCTGCTCTAACTCTTCATAACTCGGTTTCATGCTCTCACCCCATATACGCTTAAAATTCGCTTCATCGCCGGACTGTTCCGGCACTCCTGGCAGATCACGTTCACCGACTCAGTGCGGCGGCCTGATTTCTTTTTTGCCTGCGCCAGCGAATAAACTCGGTGACCTTTTGGGCCTTCAAACTTCAGTTCGCCAGAGTTGACCATCACCGAAATAACACTGGAGATGCTCCGGTAACTGGTACCCATGGCATCAGCAATTTGAGTTGCTCCCAGTTTGCTACCATCACTCAGTACGGATGCGATCCGCGCCGGATAACTCTCATCACTCACTCTGCGTGCTGCAGCACTGCTGAATGCGCCATTCAACGCCCGGTTCTTCAGGTGGAGAGCGCCAGCGCCTTTTCGCCATTCCTGGTAGTCAGCTTCACTGGTGAAGTATCCGAAACCAGCCATGCTGAAAATCATCCCCAGGCCGCGCAGTGCAGCGATTTCCCGATCGAGACCCTTACCACTGATGCCAATCACCACGATGAGGTCAGCGCGCTTAACAGGCTGGTTAGCGGCCACGTAATCAACGATGCGTTGTTTTAAGCTGTCCATCTCACACCATCCCGTTCGACTTGTTGCGGTTGTACTTCGCCTGGAGTAACTGGATCGGCGTAGGCCCATGCTCAGCAGCAGGTGCTGCAATTGCCCGGCGTACCGGCGGTACTGGCTTACCCTCGGTGACGCGCTTCTCCCACATGTCTAGCAGATCACCGGCCTCGCGTGCCAGCTCCCCATGCGTTAACTGGCGCTCTGCGCTGCGGTGACGTAGTTCGACGCAGATGTGGTACATGACCGGCTGCGACCAGGGGAATTGCTCACTGGAGGTAAATTCGAACGAACGGTTACGCCAGTCCCAGTATTCGGCGATCACCTGGTCAATGGTGATTCCCAGCGCGCCGCCACTCTGTTTGCACCAGGCGACGAACTGGCCAGGCGACGGCAGGAAAGGACGCTCCTGACGGCGGGCAATGCGCATGCCGGCATCGACCTGAGCCATTGAGTGGATCCCGTTCTCCTGGAACGCCAGCAGCCACTGACGACGGAATTCGTTCAGGTCGTCCTGGGTGCGGAAGTTCGCCATGCTGGCCGGGAACGCGGCGCGCAGCTCGTTGAACAGCTTGTTGAATACCTGCGCCACCTGCTCGACCGGCGCGCGCTCCTGGTACTGCTCTGGCAGGTTATGGGCCATGCGGCTCATCTGCTCGCGGTCGTGGTTAAGCATCTGCTCTGCAAGAGATTTCATCGCATCACCTCATAGGCCCAGTCAGTGTTGTTGAAGTCCAGATCCGTCTTAGCGGCTGGTTTGCCGCGCACTGCCGCTTGCTTGTTCTGATAACTCAGCTTCTGGCTGGCAGTGATAAACCAATTTTTTGGCTTCTCATGAGTGAACTCGATATCCAGCTTCTGAAGCTCGTAATTCAGGTCTATCAGCGGGTACAGGCTTAACCATGCCTGGTAGTCCTTGTGGTTCAGCCGTACGATCTGGCCCTCGAATGCGTACCGACTCGATATTTCATGAATATCTGCATTGGCCTCTTCGCAAGACGCGTCAGCGGCTTGGGTGTTAACCAAGGAATCCGGATCAGGGATAGGGGAATCAGGAATCAGGTTAAGGGAATCAGCAGGATTTAAACTGTTCTTAACCTGTTCTTGCACCTTACTAACACCGTGCTTTTCTTGTGCTTCATTATTTTCAATTACTTGAGGCTTTCCCTCTTCTTCCTTTTCCTCTTTTGCATCTGAATTGCACTGTTCTTGTTCGGTGCCATTTTGGTTCTGATACGGTTCTGGTATCTCACTTTCCGCTTCTTTGCAGTGCGGGTTCTGGTGCTTTTTCCAGTTAGAAACCTGAATGTAGGAATCGCCTTTTACCTGGTAACGATGGATGAATTTGTGCTGATGCAGCTGCTGCAACAAAGCGTCACAATCGACATCATCAAAAGGCAGCACCATGGCTTTAATTTTCTTAGGGCGGTCATCCAAGCGACCCTCTTTATCGGCGATAGTCCACAGACCAGCGAAGAGAATGCGCGCCAGCGGCTGACATTCTGCAAGCTCGTCGTTCGTGAAAAAGCCGGGTTTGATATTTCGCGATCTGGCCATTTAAAACTCCACTGGTTGTTCTGGGCCGTAAATTCCACGTCTATCAAGCTCTTCTCTATAAGCCTGATATTCATTCATGGCTTCTTTTAGCGCCTGTTCATCAGCCGGTTCGATCGCATACGCATTTGAATCGTGCACAGCGATAACAACGCCGCTTGTTCTGCGGATATTGAAAATAGTTTCCGCACCGATTCGAATTAATCGCTCAGCAGCTGCAAGCTTGTCGCCGAAGACGCTAATCCCAATCTCATTAAAAAGTTCAGGTATATTGATTTTGCTGAGGCTCTCAAAAATGATGAAGTCGTGGTAAATAGCTATATATTCAGCTTTTTCACCGACCTGGCATTCACAGCTGCAAGAGCACGCATGAATAATTTCTTTCAAATCAAGCTGAAAAAATTCGCGAGACTCGTTTACTCTCCACTCCGACAAAGCATCATGAATCTCTTTTTCAGCTTCGAGCGGAGAATGGCTGTAGAAAGCCGCTTCAACCTTGAATGGAGCAGGAACACCAGTAGCTGATGAAAGTTCTCGCGCTCGAACTTCCGGGCTTGTTGTGGTCATTCCAATTTTGTAGATGCCAGGCATACATGGATTGCTTAACACGTATACCCACCCTTCCATTCTGAAGTCGGCTGGAACATCCATAGTCTTCAATACGCCGACTTGCTTTGTTAATGGCTCGAGATGCATAATTGCCTCTGTGAATTGATCCAATTAATTCCACCAGAAAGTCGGTTCTGTTCGCGCAGACCGGCTTTCGCCATTTCTGTAGTTCTCACATAACCCCCAGCATCGAAGTGACCATAGTCATCAACGGCCCTACCTGCTCCGGCATAAGGCGGAACAGTGACGCAATACCCTCGCTTACCTCTTTCAGCTTCTGATGCTCTGGAGCGTCCAGGAGCACGGCCTGTTTAGCTTCAGCACACTCTTTCATCGCAGAGGCGATCAGCGACATCGTGTCGTTCTGTGGCGCCAGGCGGTTGCGAAATTCCAGTGGAAGTACCGCCATGATTGCTGGCGTCAGCTGGCGAATGTTGTTGGCGGCGTATTCGGTGTCGCCATCAATCCAGCGGAATACCTTCTGCATCTGGCGGTGCGAGTCAGTCGGGATATCCAGACCGGTGCCGCCGGTTGACCGCCACTCTTCCACAATCAGCGCTGCGACAAATTCACGGCTGCGGCAATCAGCGGCCCAGGCGCGAACTGCTACGCGGATCCCATCGATGTTTAACGCCGAGGAATCAGGCTCCCGGCGATTCTGGTAAATCATCGCCGTTGGCGAAAATTTGTTACCTTGTTGATACGCAAGTGAATGCATTACTTTCCCTTTCGTTGTTAGGGCCGCCAATCAGGCGGCGTTATTTTTTGGTGGAAACAACGCATCGAGAGATGTATTGCTCCCAAGCTTATTCATCGCCTCAACCAGGCGGCGGCACGAATCCAGGTCTGGTGCTCGTATGCCAGCTTCATAGTTAGCAAGGCGGGACTGGTTCCAGCCGCACGAACCTGCTAACTCTGATTGAGTGATGCCAAGCTTCTTACGTTCGTTGGCGATATTGTTCATGCTGATCCTTTCAAGAATGGTCACTCAGCATCATTAAACACAATTCGTGATTATTAATCAACACAATTCGTGTAAAGCTTTTTAACACGGCGCGTGATACAAAATGAGAATGAATAGAATCGAAGATATAGCGGGCCGCATTAAGCGACTTCGCGAAGATAAAGGGCTGTCACAAAAGGCTCTCGCAGAGCTTTGCGGGTGGGCTTCGCAGTCACGCATAGGGAATTACGAGTCAGGCACCAGGAGCGTTAGCGTTGATGATGCAACTGTAATAGCTAAGGCGCTGGGGGTTGCGCCTGCCGAGCTGCTTTTTGGCGATGACTACAAAGGCCCTTACAAGCCAGGTGATAAATACCCAGTTATAAGCAAGGTGCAGGCAGGAGCATGGTGCGAAGCTGTTGAGCCGTACACCCTTAAAGATATCGACCTTTGGCTTGAATCAGATGCTCACATTCAGGGGGAGGCGTTCTGGCTGCAGGTTGATGGTGACTCAATGACAGCACCGGCGGGTCTTAGCATCCCAGAAGGAACCTTTGTCCTCTTCGATACTGGGCGCGAGGCAATCAACGGCAGTCTGGTAATAGCAAAGCTATCCGATTCGAACGAGGCAACATTTAAGAAGTTAGTGATCGACGGTGCGCAGAAGTACCTGAAGGGTTTAAATCCACAGTGGCCATTGGTAGCGGTGAATGGTAACTGTCGAATTATCGGTGTTGCTGTAGAGACGAAGATGCGGCTGGTCTGAATGGTTGCTTGAGGGGTCGCAGAGATGCGGCCTTTTTTTTGCCTGCAATAATGCAAGCATAAAAATAAAAATATTTCTTGCTTGTATGGTTACACAGTGATTATGATGCAAGCACATTTCACAGCAAGAGTGCTTACAATGTCAGAAAATAAAAAAGAACCAACTGGAAAAGCAAAAGGCGGGGTTGCTAGAGCTAAATCCCTCACTGCAAAACAAAGAAGTGATCAAGCCAAGAGCGGAGCTATTGCCCGCTGGGGTTATAAAGCCACTCACATGGGAAATTTCAAAGAGCAGTTTGGGATTGATGCCGAGTGTTATGTTTTAAACGATGAGTTGAAAACACCAGTTGTAACCAAGACCGGATTAGCTCAACTTCTCCAGATAGGCTCTCTTGCTCGCGATATAGACAGACTAATGTCGGCTCCATTCATGAGCGAGATGCGCGATCCAGATTTAGAGGATAAATTAGAAAAACCCCTTAAATTTCAATTAGAGGCGCGATCCAATAATTCGACAATTGCGCATGGATTTGACATCGGTGTAGTAATAGACATAGCAAAGCTCCTAGTCAAGGCGAAAGAAAAAGGGGTTTTGCCAGCTAATAGAATTGCAGCAGCAGAAGCCGCACAAAGACTTATGAATGCTTCTGCTAAATCTGGTATTCGCGGCGTTGCATATGCCGTTTCTGGTTATGAGCCTGCGGCGCAGGCGGTAATCGAAGCTTTCAAAATGTACGTTCGAGAAGAAGCTCGTGCTTGGGAAAAAGAATTCCCTGATGAGCTTTACTATGAATGGTACCGACTATACGAACTGAAAAAACCAGAAAAAGGCGGACATCCAGGAAATTTCCGCTGGTTTACTGAGAGGCATATCTACGAAACATTAGCAAAGAGCGAAGGCAAGATTCTCGATATCGCCAAGGAAAATCGCGAGGAAAACGGTAAGAGAGGTGACAAAATCCATATGTTCCTTTCTGATGTGGGCGTGAAAGCACTACGTAGACACATTGGCAAAATTATCGGCATGGCATCCATGTGCGAAACAAAAGAACAATATGAAAGCGCTCTTGAGAGAGTCTTCAAATAAAGTCGCAACCCGGCCACTGCGCCGGGTTTTTTATTGCCCACCCATAAAGCTATCCCCCATTCTGCCGATAACTATCCAGCCTGAAGCTGATAACAATAACTATCGCAACACTACCTGCCCGCCCGTGCGGGCTTTTTTATTGCCCCTTCCTCACCAACTCCGCAGCATCCCTGTTAGCTCCCTTCCCTATCACGTTTCCTGTTTCCTTCCGGTACTGCTTCAGCTTGTCGATGATGTTTTGCTGGGTCATAGGTAAATCTGCCAGTGACAACTCCATCACCGCCCGCCCCATCGCCTGAATTTTCATGCTTATACGCTCTTCATCCAGAACCATGCACATCCCTCCTGCTGTTTTTTTAAGCGTAGCACTGGTATTTAAAAAAATAAATCACCTTAGAATACAATTTGTTATCACAAAACCACCCACCAATTATACATTTCGTATTGCATGATAAGAATACGTTTTGTATATTCAATCCATCGAAACGAAACATCGACAGCTGAGCGAAGTTAGCCAGCGGCGGACAGCAAGTCGCCTGCTCATTAAGAATTCAACCAAGCAGCAAATCACCCGGAGCGCTCATGGCAAATTGAAATGGCGCCCAATGGGATTGAGGCAGGTGTGTAACGCGTGGCGGGTATAGCACACGAAGAGGACTCCGCACCGGAATGGTTTGCTGCTCAGTTCCCGAACATCGGGGCAGTAGTACCAAAGGAATGTTTTGGGGTGAAGCGGCGTGGGAAATCGGTGACACGCACAGCGTCTACGTGAGCGCATCGTATTTCACGATTGGGCAGGCAGGTGGCCCAGAGAGTTCGGTTTCGTCCGACCTTGAACACATCGCCGGGGTAACGTCCGGCCTTCACCACCAAAACATTTCTCCCGCATCAGCGGGTAACGACAGAGGGTAAGGCGATGCCAGAATTTGAGGTTAATCATCAGAAAGGATTTTCTTTGCGTGAGTTGATTGATTTTCGCGCATGGACGGATCTGCAACTTTCAGAGTTATGGAGGCTGCAGCCGGGTGACGGGGTGAATGTCCAGGGGCAGTTAGTAAGACGCATCAAATAGACCCGCTCCGGCGGGTTTTTTATCGGCCATACCTCAGCAACTTCAAAGAGGTTGCTTAGTTATGACAACCGGCGGCCATCCACCGCCCATTAGCGCAGAAGTCTTGTTTAACGTTCGGCGGCGCGGCCTTAAGCGCGGAGATGATTATGACTCTTATCGAATTGACCAAAAAGAAAATGGCAATTGAAGCCGAACTGGCTCAGTTGAAAGCGAAGTTTATGGATGACACAACGCGGATTGGCCGTGAGTTGATTGCTGTATCTGAAGGGATCAACCTGGCTAACAAAGGCCTTACTGTTGAAATGGTCCAGCATGGCATGACGATCGTTAATTTCGGAGACCCGAAACAAAGCATGGAGCGACGAGGGTGTGTTGAAGATGCGATTAACGACATTGCGTCGGGTTTCACCCGCCTGAGCGAGCGTTATTTTGGCACAAAAAACTACGCCCAATGGAGCGATCAGCGTGAAGACCATCGCTATGGATATGGTCCTAAACACGGCTCTATCTGCTTCAAAATAGGCTTAAGTGGATACGCACTTAATAAGCTGGCAAGCGGCGGGTTGAGTGATTACGACGCTGAATGCGCTATCTACTGCCTGATGAACATTGACGCCATCAATGCGGCAAACGCCAAAGCCCGGGAGACATCATGACAGTAACCCACAACGGCAAGCAGTACACCGTAAAGCGCTGCGCCCTGAACAATAACGAATGGCGGCTAACGTCGCTCACTAACCCACGAGAGCAGGTCACGCTGAATCGCTGGCAGATGCATATCGCTGGCCTCCTGAAACAGGTTGAGGTGAAGGTATGACTATCAATCATCAGTTGCTGCGGCTTGCGCAGCAGAAAGCTCGTGACGCCAAAGCGCAGCGCAATGGCGCCAAATGGATGGAAGCCAACGAAGAGATGAAAAGAGCTGCTGGCATGCCGTGGTATCGCGGACGTCAGGTTTCGACGCAGTAATTATTCCTCATGCCTGATTACCCTGACTATCCTTCGCCGCATATCCTTGTAATTCTGAGCAATATAGTCACCAGTCCTCAGGTTATAGATAGTTACGTCAGTATCGGGAGAATCAGGATGGAATTGCTCCACAAGCCATTCATCATTATCACCTGATATAGCAACCACGTCCCCTTCACTGAAAGCAATAAATTCCATGATCGCAACCTCTTTAATGGTGGAGTCATGAATTTAGCCAATCAGCAATAAATCATCAAATTCACGCGCTTTGGTAGCCAATTTGTACCGGACTTTGCACATTCAAATTTCAGGAGTTCAGCCATGAACGCATACCTAACTTACGACCGAATCGAAGATCGGCGCTGGGTTGAGCAGCAGCTCACCGACGAGAAAGAGAAGTGGATCGACGACCGGGCGCAACAAATCATCGACATGATGCCAAAAGAGCCGTCCGGCCTCTTCCACTTCTCCGTACCGATTGACGCCAGTCCATACGAAGGACTTCGCAGCGATAAAGCTGGCGAGGCCTACAACGATTTCATTTCTGCAGTTGCTTACGCCCAGGCGGAATACGACTGGGAACACCGTACCGGCTGCCCGTTTTAATTTTTGAGGGGATTAACGATGGCAAACGAATTAACAATCACGGCGAGTGCGCTGGCGGAAAAAGGTATCGACGTCGCTACCTGGAGCGCGCTGAAGAACAGTATCTACCCTGGCGCCAAAGACGAATCGGTAATGATGGCGCTCGATTACTGCCGCGCCCGCCAACTGGATCCACTACTGAAGCCTGTCCATCTCGTGCCGATGAGCGTCAAAGACTCGAGAACAGGTAAGAGTGAATGGCGCGACGTGGTCATGCCGGGTATCGGGCTTTATCGCATTCAGGCGGACCGCTCCGGCGATTATGCTGGGGCACGCGAACCAGAGTTCGGTCCTGACGTTACTCAGACGCTTACTGGTGTCGAAGTTACTTTCCCTCAGTGGTGCAAATACACCGTCTACAAGCGCATGCCCAGCGGCGAGATCGTCGAGTTCAGTGCCAAAGAATACTGGATTGAAAACTACGCCACCGGAGGCCGCGACACCACTGCGCCGAACGCGATGTGGAAAAAGCGCCCATACGGCCAGCTGGCGAAATGCGCAGAAGCCCAGGCTTTGCGTAAGGCATGGCCTGAGATTGGACAGCAGCCTACCGCCGAAGAAATGGAAGGCAAATCACTGGACGTTGATATCCGTGACGTCACGCCCCGCAGCATCACAGAATCGCTTCCACCAGCCGCAAGTGAAGAAACGCTTCAGGCGATCACTGATCTCTTAACATCGCTGAATAAAGACTGGGAGCAAGACTTCCTCCCTGTGTGCAGCGACATCTTCAAACGACCAATTCTTGAGGCGTCAGACCTCACTGAAGAAGAGGCACAGAAAGGGTTCAACTTCCTTCAGAAAAAAGCTAAGGCGGCAGCATGACACCAGAAATTATCCTGGCCCGGGCAGGTATTGACGTTACCACTATCCAACAGGGTGATGAGGCGTGGCACCGGCTGCGCCTCGGCGTTATCACCGCCTCTGAAGTGCACAACGTCATATCCAAGCCACGATCGGGGAAGAAGTGGACAGATATGAAAATGTCATACTTCCACACGCTGCTTGCCGAGGTATGCACCGGCGTCGCGCCAGAGGTTAACGCCAAGGCGCTGGCCTGGGGCAAGCAGTACGAGGAAGACGCCCGCACCCTCTTCGAGTTCACCACTGACGTGAAAGTCACGGAGTCTCCGATCCTGTTCCGTGACGAGAGCATGCGCACTGCGTGCTCCCCTGACGGCCTTTGCAGTAACGGGTTCGGCCTTGAGCTTAAATGCCCTTTCACCTCTCGCGACTTCATGAAGTTCCGCCTTGGCGGTTTCGAAGCCATCAAGTCTGCGTATATGGCCCAGGTGCAGTACAGCATGTGGGTGACCGGGAAAGAAGCCTGGTTCTTTGCCAACTACGACCCGCGCATGAAACGCGAAGGTATTCACCACGTCGTCGTTGAGCGGGATCCGCAATATATGACCGATTTCAATGAAATGGTGCCGGAGTTCATCGAGAAGATGGACGAAGCGCTGGCGGAAATCGGCTTCACGTTCGGGGAGCAGTGGAAATGAAACGCACACCCTTTTACCGCAGGCCCGGGCGAACCGGGCAATTCTCCGGCCTTCGTGAGCGCGTTATCTGGATGATTCAGACGCGTGGCCGCCCGGTAAC